CAAGAAGAGTGTAGCGGGCAGATTTAAAATCTAATCCGATTTCCTGACAGGCCAAATATATTAGAAAGTGGTGTGCTAAAGCTGTGGAATTCCATGATGAATAAGCACCCATCGGGTTTCCGACATTGTACTTGATATCATCTCGTACTTTGCGCAAACTGAATGGATAGTTTATCATTACGTCTTTCCAAGCCGAAGCATAACGCCTACCAAACCTAGTTCTAATAAGAGATTCGTTAAAAATAAAAGGAAATCTATCAGTAAAGGCCGAAAGGTCTGTACTGGCAGAGAATCCTTCAATTTTTAACTTATTATAAAAGGACCCTTGGTCGAAGGTACAATCCTGGGGAATTTTTCTCAAGATGCTAAATAGATAATTATGCAAAGGCCGCAATGCGGTCTGAGAAAAATAATCAAAAATAGCAACTGTACGAGTTTTCCCCTCCTGGTCGGCCAAAGCAGTTATCTTACGGACATACTTTGTCGTTAATTTAAGACTTTTTAGAGATCTAACTAATCCTTTAAGCTTACGCTTATTGAATTTATTAGGTTTCTTTTTAAGTTTTTCAATTATCGCATTTCGTTCTGTCAAGATCTCTCCTTCGGCCTGACCTAAGAATTGATTGACTAGACCAGAATAAGAATCAAGAACCTTAAAATGCTTCTGCAATTTAGGTCCTCCAATAATCTCTAGAGAAGTTTTTAAACTTTCTGGAAGATTTCGGAAGTCATCAATTGATCGCCAAAGTGCATGTCCGTTTGGACCTGCCTTCGTTGTCAAATGATAGGATTTAAAATAAAGAGCATTAAAGGGCTTTGGTTCCCACGTTCTTCGCTCTAATAGGATTCTCCAGAAATTCCGAGCTCTTCTGTCGATGAAGCGTTCAAAAGATTCTGTTGAGAGATCAACAGTTCCTTTGTAAGCCTCTTCGATAGTCGAGAGTTGGATTCTTGGAGATATAGTGATATATCGTGTCGAATAGAAGATAGTTAATACTAATCTTATAAAAAATAAGTTAGTATGATCATCATTCAATTGACATAATAAATCTTTATATTTATTAGGTAAATCGGTAGTTACCAAAATCTGTTTAAGACCAACACTACACTTGAATTCATCTGCGACAATGCGGAAGATGAACAATCTCATAGCTTTTGCTATTCTGATTACTTCATCTTTACCACGAGTCTGCAAGATTCCCTCAAGAGTATTAGTTAGTTGAGACAAATCACGCCACTGGTCGCCAGATACGAACTTCTGTTCGCATCGAACAAGCCATCCTAATGTGTCCAATATAAATTTAGGACTAACGGACTTAAACGCTTGCTTTTTCAGCGAGATTGATTTACTTTGGGAACGAGTCTTACGACTCATCTACGATAGCTGACCCACTAATAGGTTTCACAGAAGAATTAGATTCCTTTGAATCTTTAGATTCAAAGAAATTTTGATCTAACTGGAGAAACTTATTTGTGCGTACAGCTACGCTTTGTTCCACAAT